GCTATTGCCCTTTCCTCGTCTGCTCTTTGCTTTTCTAATCTGGCTTTATTTTTGTCCGCCAATTTTTGACGCTCTTCGTTTTCTGTTTGGATTAATAGGTTTTTTCTATTCGTGATTTTTTCTTGTAAATCCGCACTCGATGACGATATATTTATTAAGTTCTTTTCGGCTTCGGCCGCTTTGTTTCTAAGTTCGTCATTCGCTTGAAAATTCTTTTCAGCTATTTTTAATTGCGATTGTGCAATTCTAAAACTTTCTTTAGCTATTGCCAAAGACTCTTCAAAGTTCTTTTTTTCAATGTTTGACGCTTCATTTAAAAATCCCAAACGTTCCTGCTCAGTTTTTGTTCTGTCTTTAGACTGAATGATTAAATTTTTAATCTTAGCCTCACTTTTTGCAGACTCGATGCCAAATGCTCGTTCTCTATCTTCAAGTTCTTGAATCGCTTCGGCCAATTTATAGGATTCACTTGCTGCACTCGATATTCCATCCATAAAACCAGAAAAATCCAATGACAATAATTTATTAATACTACCTAAAGCGCCAGTAATTGCCCCATCTATTCCCGCCAATGCCCTTTCAAAAAAATCAAATATTGGTTCGAACTTTTGCAATACTGAAAACAAAGTTGTAAACGCTAATAAAATGACTCCGACTGGATTGGTTAAAATCATTTTGAATAAAGAGCCGAGACCAGTTCCAAAAACTTTTATGCCATCCGCAGCGCTTGCAAATGCCTCTTTGTAGTTACCTACATTTCGAACATTGTTTCCGACCGCAGATTCCTGCGCCTTTAGTGTGTCGGTTAAATTTTTAAGCCTATCGGTTTGCTCTTTAGTTGGTTTTTGGAGTCTAATATATTCCGCATTCAATTCCTTTAGCAACTCACGATTTTGTTTTATTGAGTTGTTATTAAAATTGGTTGTATCTGTGTTTGCTTTCTCGGCATTCGATAAATCGCCAATCGATTTTTCGTTCAACTTGTATTGACCCTCTAATGCTTTTAACTGGGCGTTATTATCCCTAAAAGCCTTTTGATTCTCTTTAGTTGAAACGTCTAACTTCGATTGCTCCTCTCGCAAGTCAGAAATTCTTTTTTTGATTTCTTCTTGGTTTTTCTGGAGTTCCCCGAACTGAATATCGACATTATATACTATTGACTTCTCGTCTGCCATTTCCTTTGTTTAAAAAATGGCGGCCAGTTTCCCGACCGCCGTTAAAATTACTCTGCCTTTTCGGCTTGTGTTGTTTCGGTTAAATCTAAAACCGATTTCAATTCTAACAACGCTTTCTGAATGATTGCGCTTTCGTCTAAATTGAATGCTCCTTTTGTGTTTGCAATGTTTAGTCCTTGACTAACAACGCCATATATTTCCTCTTTGTTCATGATTCAAAGATATAAATTTAAACAATAGTTAAAATACCTAAATTACTATAAATATCGCCTGCAACTAAACCTGCGGGCGATGTTGGTATAGAACCAATATTTACTTTACCCGAATTAAAAGTAACTTTATTAGTTCCCGTTGCATTACTAATTAAAACATCTCCTGCAACACTATATAAACTAAAATCAAATACTGAAGCTGTTGACGCTTTTAAAGCTAAACCAATTGTTGTATGTTTTGTGATTGATGCTAATGTGCTAAATACTGAATCATTTGTTGTTAATATTAATCCTGCTCCCGTTACCGATGAAGCAAAAGTTGCTTCACGAGTTCCAGAAATTGTTAATGCAGTATCGGTTGAAGAGGTTGAATTACCCTCAATCACAACTGCATTATATTCAACCCCATTTGAATTTTTTGCTTGAAATACAAAACCACTTCTTTCGTTATTATCATCTTTACTACTTACTAAATAAGCGTTATTAGCGCCACCCGCAGCATTTGTAAAAGGCTCAAAATAATATTTATCGTTTCCATTAAATGTTCCAAAATAAGCATCTCCACTTATTCTTGCACTACCATTTACATCTAATTTGTAGCCTGCATCTGTAGTTGTGTTTATTAAAACATTACCACTACTCCTTTTAATAAATAAAGGCGTACTCAATAAAGTTCCTGCATCGCTATAAGCACGAATTGCAAAATCACTTCCTGCATCTGCACCGCTTTCAGCAGTATTGTTTACATAGAAACCAAATCTTTGTACCCCGTCTGTGCGATAAGTTATAATTCTACTTTGAGCCGCATCGCCATCGATTACCATTCGAGTTGTTGCACCCGCTTTGTAAAGATGTAATATTCCTAAAGGAGCAGTTTTTCCCAAACCTAAATTTCCCGCAGATGTAATAATTGCCCTTGTATTAAAAGATGAATCAAAAACTTTAAATCCAAAACTATCAGCACCTAAATACATTAATCCTGCACCACTTCCAGTTCTTTCAAGTCTTAATTGTGCGCCACCATCAGCAACTTTTAAAGAGTGATAATCTGCTCCACTTGCACTTAATTGACCAGTGATTGTTGCAATTGTTCCATTATCGCTGATAATTGAGTTTCCAATAGTTGAACTTGCGGTAAATTTTGCAAGAGTATTAATTGTTCCAGACCCCTCAACGCCACTTGCATTGCCTAAATTTGCAATGTCCTGCGTTGTAATTCTTTTAGTTGTGCCAGTCTGAACGATAGGCACTAACTCAGTTCCATTTAGAGCGCTACCTGCAGGCAGTCCGCTTATTTTTTTCTTTGCCATTTGTTTTTAAATTATTATGTCGTTATTATTTTCTGTAATTATATCTTCTAAAATTTCTGTGTTCAAATATGTGTAATCTGTTACTGGTTCTATTGCTCCAAATGTTTGTGGTGTCCTATCTAAAACCCCAACGTTAATTAATTCAACCTTTGTCAGACCTAAAGAGTTTGGATTGTAGTCAATTATTCTGTTAAGTCTAAAAATCGCACTAAAATACGAAATATACCAGAGTTCTGCAAAATCTAATTCTGTAATGTCTTTACTACTCAGCTTGAAATATGCAGTAACTTGCGCAGAGACCGAAAGCGAGTCAATTGCTTGCTTGTAATATCTGTCAATTAAATTGCCTTGCGTCATCGTTACAATGTCTGGTGTTGAAAAACTTAGATTCATGCTATATGAATCAATCCCAGTCTCGTTAAATAATTGTTTTTGAAAATAGCACAATGGTAAATTACCCACATAGCCAATATTCTCAACGTAAATTTGATTAAATACGCCATCCGACAGAGTTTCAATTGTAACCAATCCGCCATTTATTAAAATTCTCGGCTCTTTTTGCGTGTTTTTTATCGTTGGCTCGGCCGCATCTAACATCGTTGTGATTTTAATATAGTTTGGCGAGTCTCCTTTAAACGATTTTTCAATAATAGTTGGCGAGAATCCAACCTCTCCAATTAATGAGGCCTCTCCTTGCTTAGTTAAATAGTATTGCCCATCGCCAAACTTGTAAGGTTGTTGCAATGTTTGCTTTAAATCATATCGAATGCTCCAAAAATCTTTATCGTCATGCTTATATCTAAAATCATATTTGCGAGAAAAATTTGTCGGTTGATAATTGATAATCGGAGCAGGCGTTAAACTTAATTTCTCGCTAAAATCCTTTTGTTTGTTGTTTTGATAATATTGGTCGTAGGTATAAATTTCCACAACGCCAGTATTGTCATTCACAAAGACAATCCAATTAAACATCTTATAGCACCATTGAAACAAATCAATTTGTTTTATTGGCGGCAAGTTTGGTGCAATTTCAGCCGTTTCGCCATAAATGATATTTAAAATATCGTCTGCGTTTCTTTGCTTTGGGCGCACAATAAACCTACATTCATAAAGTTCCAATGCTCCAGTTGCAAACGGCCTAACAATGTTTAGTCTAAATTTCTCAGTGTCCGCAATAAAGCCAGTTGCAAACAAACTAAAATCAATTCCATATTGTGGATTCAATCTGTTTGGAAATGTTTTTGAATCAATTGAGCGCCAATCGCCCAAAGCATTGTCATATTGCTCTAAACTGGCAACAAAATTCCATCCATTTGGATAACTTGCGCTTGGTGTCTTATAATATACACTGATTAAAACTTCGAATCTTTGATTTCCATTTGCGGTGTACTCATCCACACTCCATTGACTTAATGTATCGGATAAGGTTATTGGAAATGGAATAATATTGTCTCCAGTTGCCAAAGGAATAGTGTAAGCAGTGTTTGCCCTTGTGCCATAAAAACCAAAGTTGGTCGTTAAAAAGTCATCTGAATGGATAAACTGCGCATTGCTAAATGGTATTAATAACTTGCTTGTATTATAGTCATCAAAAAACGTGGTGCTTAATGTATAGCCATTGTCATTGCAAATCTGTTTAATTGCACGCTTTAAATATAAAGCAGGATATAAGTCATTTAATTTTATTGGCGGACTTTCGCCCCCACTCAATGGGTCTAATGTTTGAAATTGACCATAATCAATTACTGGATAAAAGTAATCCGCAGGAACGCCCGCAGGATAAGTGCCATTCCATGTGTCAACAATTGTCTCATCATAAACATGGTCTAAGTCATCCAGATTTAATTCTGTTAACATCTTTTCGCCAAATACATCTTTAAGTTTGCTCAACTCAGCAAAGGCATAAAACGAAATTGTGTCGCTCGTTACCTCTGTAAGTCTGCAAAGACCATTGAATAATACTTGGCTATTCTTTTGGATGCGGATTTTTCTCTGTGCGTACTTATCAAAAGCATTTTTAGCATTAATACTGAAAGCAAATCCAAATATTTTATCGTTCTGTTTTGTTCTGGGAATGACAATTGTTTTAGTCTTAGAACCAGAGCGTCTATTTAAGTCCTTAATATCAATCAATTCATAAGTGGTCGGAATTAAAATGGCTTTGTCGCCCAACTCCAATTGGTATAAATCGTCAATTATAATTTCTGTATATTCCATCTATCGTGTTTGGATGTTAATTGGAAACGCATATTCAAATTGGAACTTAACAATAAAATCTTTTGAGAATGTATCGTAAACAACAGACGAATTTTTGACATTCACTGGGACATAAGTCAAATCGTTGACAACGTAAACATCGATTGAGTCAATCAATTCTCTTTTTAGCCATTGTGCGGTTTCTTTGGTGTCAACTCTGGTTGCTAAACTTAGCGACTCAACAGATGAGTGCGAGCGATAGCCATTGATTCTGTTTGGCGACTCATAATTTGTTGCCATGCTAAATTCAATCGGAGTCTCACGTCTCACATTGATTGCAGTTTCTTGACCCGCAGTGAACATAAAGCTATCATAACCGCCCAACTTGTTTAACCAGTTAACTTGTTTCTCGTTGCAATAAACGTTCTGGTCTCTAATATAAAAACGTTCCTCAGTAATTGACACGCCGCCCACTGCTCTAATTATTCGCACTCTCATTTTAACTGCCAATGGATTAACTCCAGTCCAATTAACTGGGATAGCGTTGTGGTATAATGTTAAACTTGAATAGTATAGATTGTTTGTTGTTTCCGATAATAGCGTTCCACTTGCATTATAATAAGAATACTCAGCAGATGCAACAAAATTAGTGTCATTGCAAAGGAAATAAAGCGCAGACAATTCGTTGTCTGTTAATATCTTAGTCAATGGCGCTTCGGTTAAAAACTTCTTGCCAGTTACGCCAGAATCATTCAACAGATAATCTGTCATGTCATTTGTTACATTATATTGCAACGCTGCGTTGGATGTATAGTAATTAGTTGGCATATCTTATAAGTCAATTGGTTCTGTCTCTTCATACTCGGTGTCGTTTCCAACTGGATTGTCAAATCCCTCAGCATAAGAAATGTAATATCTAATGTATGATTTTAAATTGTTCTGGATAATTGGCGGACTGATTAAAGGAAACAAGTCGCCAGATATTACATCTGTTACAACGTTACACTCAGAATTGTAATCCTTTAAGATGTCTGCAATGTCAACAATAAAATAACAATAACCCAAAACAAACGTTGGCTTTAAAGTTAGTTTTGCAAGTTCCTCGAAACCATTGTCGCAATAGTTAAATCCGAATACTCGAATCACTGCGTTGTAATTTCTTAGATATTTATAATACCAAATGTTTGATGTCCCGCTCCCAACGTAAGGTGCATTGATTACAAATTGAGTGTCGTCAATCAATTCAGTAACAAGCCAAACGCCATTATATGCGTCAATGCCTGCGTTTTGTGAAATCAAAATAAAATCGCCAACCAATAAAAAATGCTCATTTGTTAAACTGATTTGCAAATAACCATTGTAATTACTTTGCCCATCCTGCGCCTCAATTTCCGCTCCGATTGTATAGTCAGACGTAACATCCGAATTGAACTCGAATCGAATTGGATTGTAAACGGCCGTATTTATTGACGGCTCAACTTCAATTGTTAAACTCATTGTTAAAATAATTTTGTATGTCCTCAAATACCGCTTTATTTATTGCGTCTTCAAAATTTGGAATTGTTTTGTCAACGTAAAAATTCCCCTTATATCCCTCCTTGTGGATTTTTCTTGTAACTAAAAACGCTTGCTCTGCCTTTGTTAATTTCTTGCCTTGTGTGCCATCCTTTTTTTTAGCGTACCAATCTGGCAACTTATTGACCCACTCGTCAATTTTTGGTCTAACTAATGGCGGAGAGTTTCCATTTTTTGTGATTCCCCTGCCATCATTTTGCCAAAACCAATAATCATTCGCCATAATAGCAACTTGACTTCTTGTGTTTTCTGTTGTCAAAACAACTTCATGCGAGTCAGACAATGCCCCCGCTTTATTCAATGCAGTTACAAGCGCCTCATTCAGCTTGTTAAATTCAGCCAGTGTGTTCGTTAAATCTATCATGCGAATAAGTCACAACACAAACTTGAATCAATTGGCAACGTTACCGATACCGCAACCGACCACCCATAGTGAACATTGTCCTGCTTTTTGTTAATCATTGTCGCTTGCCCAAATGTCATTGCATCCCTCTCTAAATCTTCGTTCTCTATTTGCATTGACTGAATAAATCCAACCATAATTTTATTTAATTGGTCGAAATGGCTATTCATTTTTGATTGCTTATCTGTAAGCGACCCCGATGTGATAAATTGTAGGTTAAACGAATAAGTCTGCGACACAATAATGTTATTAGTCGAGTTATTAGTTACACTCAAAGGGAATAGCATCCAGACAAGCGGATATTTTATATTCGACTGGGCGTTCAATTCATTAAACGTCCCATTGCCGAACGTGTAAGTCTGCTCGGCTTTATTCTTGAATATTTCGATTAATTTGTTCACGTCTCAATTTTTCTAAGTTCTGCAAATATGTTCTTTCAATCTTCTTGTAAGTTAAAAAAGTGTATGCCTCTGCAACGCTTGTTTTGCTCACTGCTTCAATGTCTTTGTAAATCCCATCGGCCAATTGCACCAATGTGCCATAACCGCCAAACTGATTAAGACTTTGAACTCCCGCATCCAACTGAATGTCCTCTAATTCGCTTTCAAACAAAGGTAAGAATTTATTGTGAACATCTGCAAATTGCTCATTCACTTTGTTTTGGTAAAAAAGTGCAACAGATGCGGGCAAGTTTAAATATTCCAAATATCGTTTATTTGTTCTGGTGTCGTAGTTATATTCGCCAGTCTCTAACAAGCATAAAAACGGCAATGCTTTCCACTCGCAATCTTTAAATTCTGCAATCGTTGCTTTCCAGTCTTCAAATTGTCCAATCGGACAAGCCATGATTTCGTATAAATCTAATCGCTCGCCAACCATAAGTATTTCGCCATTGACTAACATTTGAGCCAATCCAGTTAACTCCAATTTGCCGTTTAAACTGATTTTGTCGTAAACTTCGGGACTGATTCCAGACATAAGCATGACCGCTTCGTTGTATTTTTCCTCATGCAATAAGTTTTGCAAGTCAATGAAATGCCTCAATGTGATTTCGTCCAACTGAGTTGGGAACTGATATTCTTTGTCGATGTTAACTAAAACCATGATATTTTTTTTGTGTGGGATTTTGTGCCATTAAATATGCCGTATCTGGCAGCATCGCAAAAGTCATCATTGAACTTGACTGGCTCGTCAATTGCTTTGCCGTTCTTATCTGTTTTCCATTTATACGTTTTGAACTCTTTGACTCCATTTGGAGAGTCAACCAAAACAATCGGCCTTGCCTTTAGTGTGTTAATCCCATCTTTG